ATATCAAGTTTATTTTTACCTTCTGAAAAATTCATTAAAAAACGATTATTAATGAGTTCTTTTTCTCCATGACTTTCATCAGGTTTTCTATTGACTGCTTCATCAACAAGGTCATTGATACCATGTACAGATACAAACTTTTCTATGTTACCATTATTATTTAAATTAATAGTTAATCCAGGACAAAGACATACAATAGTTTTAAATAAATCTCTAATTTTATTAATTTCTACTTCGGTATGAGTAAAAAATTCCTCTGATGGCTGCCAGTGTACTAGAGTCCCATTTTGATTAGATGGATAATTTATACTTTTTCCATTAAATCGTTTGTTAAATACACCTTCTTTAAAATGAATTTCTTCAATTTCTCCATTCCTATAAGTGATAACATTTAACCAATGACTTAAAAAAGTTGTAATTTTACTACCGATACCAAAAGAACCAAGAGAAGTGCCTTCATATGTTCCATCATCACGATATTTTCCTGAAGTATTTAATACACTAAAAGCAGCTTCAAGAATTGTTTTTCCATCTTCTCTAAATGAATTTGGAATAAAACCCTGTCCATAATCTCGAACTAAAACAATATCTTTATCAATAGTTACATCAATTTTATTTCCATGTCCAAGACGATATTCATCTACTGCATTAGAAATTATTTCTACTAACAACTGAGTTGAATATGTGCAATCACCCGCATAAACCTGTGGGCGAAGCCTAGTAAATTCAAGGGGTGAGAGACTTTCAATGCTGTCCTCTGTATACAAATGTTTATCATTCATAGTTTTCTTCCTTCTTTAAAATTTTTGATTTCTACAAAAGAGTTAAAAAATTCTGGTTTTTGTATTTGATCGGAAATTATTTCATTAATAGTATCTTCAATAAGAAAAAATACACGAGGAGTAGGGCGAAAAGATCTAAATGTTTTAATTCTATGTTTATTTATTTTACCGCGTAAAACTGGTAAACCTGTATATTTTCTTTTATTATTAGACCAATGTAAAGGATTAGAGTAAAATTCTTTTTTATCTTTTTCATATTGATCTTTCTCTTCTTTTAAAATTTTTTCTATTTCTATTTCTCTTGGTCCTTTTTCTTGATAAAGACAATTATTAAGTTCTTTAATAATTGTCATATTATCTATATAATTCATATATTTTACCTCTTTTTTATTATATAATTATTATAACATAATTTTTTAAATTTAACAAGTTTTTTCAGAAAGATTAATATTTATATGATTTTGTAATATAATATTTGAAAATTTTAGCACGTCTGCTGTTGCAAGAGCATCTGCTAATTCATTACCTATAATTCCTTTATGACCATCAACTTTAATTATATAGATTTGATTTATGAAAAAATTTATATTATAATATTCATATAAAGATAAAATAATATCTAAATTTTTTATTGTTTCATTTTTACTATTTTTCCAATTGTTTTTGCTCCAAGAGTAAATCCATGAAATAAGGATATTTATACAATATGATGAATCAGAATAAATAGTTGCTTGTTGATTTTTATATTTGGTATTTAATAGTTCAAAAGTTTTTAAAAATGCTTTTAACTCCATTTGATTATTTGTTACATTATCAAAATATTCACAATAGGCGTCCATTAAATTGCGGCAGTCGTCAAATATTACCACGCCAAATCCACCTCGAGAATCTTTTTTGCCATTCCCGCGACAAGAACCATCTATATAAATATATAACATATAAAAGACTCCTTAATTATTTTATTATATATTATATTATAAACATTTTTATTTTTCAAATAAAATAAAAAATAGGGAGTTTAACGGCTTTAGCCGTTATAACTCCCTATATAAAATATTATTTTAAATATAATTTAGAACAGAATCCAATATATTTATCATATGTAACATAATACCAATCTTTTGTATAATAGCCATAACAGGTAACTAAACTGCCTTTAGGCATTATAACAATGGTCTATTTAGATGTACTTGGACCTGTTCGTAACCTTAGATTTGCTGTTGTTTGATATGTTTTCGCAATATCTTCATTAAATGACTATGCATAATCAATATCTGATATTTCTTTTTGATTTATTACATCATTATAGATGGCCTCTAATTTTTCTTTTGATTTTGGTCCATAGATACCATCAACGAATAAATTATTTTCTTGTTGAAATTTTTTTAATCCTGTATCTGTATTGTTGCCAAAGATGCCATCTGCACCCGCTGCTCCGCAAGAATAACCTAATTTAATTAACATAGTTTGCATTTTTTCTACATCAATCCCAGTAGAACCTATGGATAGATTTTGATTAATTTGCTATGTTATATTATAATTTTTTAATTTTTCTTTAAATTCATCCCAAGTCCAAGATGTTTTTAATTTATTATTTTTTACATATGGATTTGGACAAATTTTTCCCGTTACATCATAATGCCGAATAACATGATCAATATCAATATTATATTTTTTCATTAATTCAGAGACTAAATATAATAAAGATTCTTGAGTTTCTGTTGTATAATACCATTTTTCGCTATTTGCGCTGGGGCTTTTTTCAGATAGGTCAGTATAACATACCCCTGTTTCAATTGCAATACTATTAAAATTAGTACAAATTTTATAATATTGATGTCCACCTTTTCCTTGGATGCCTCCACCACAATGCCAAACAATGGCGGTTTCTGGGTCAGCAACTTTAAAGATTTTACCTGTCCTTGACACATAGTAATGGCCACCATAACCATTATTATATAAATTCTAATTATCAGCATTAGGAACACCTAAATAATGAATAACAATCCACTAAATAGGATTATTTTCTCTTAAGAGGGGAACTTGAGAAAGATTTTCTTTAGTTACGTCATAGATAGTTTTTTCCATTTTATTATTTTCCTCATTATTTGTTTTATATAAATCTTTTAATGCATCAGGAACATAATTTGAAGGTTCTATTGTTGACAAATCATCATATTGTGTTAATTTATGTTTATTTATAATTTTTATTACGGTTGTGGAATAAGTTGGACTGGTTGCATATCCACGAGCACTAACTTCTTTAATTAAATCAAATGGATTTTTAATATTAACAATTTCTTTTCCATATTTTGGTTTACCATTATAACCCTCATTACTTGCATATAATAAAAATAAAATAAAATCACAAAAACTTTGTTCTATATCATCAAAAATACGAAAAGCATCATTTATGATAACATGTTCATTAGAATAAACCTCTGGAGTATTTTTATTAAAACTTTTTCCAGGCCATACTGATTTATTATACCAAGAAGATGTCAACAATTCTGCCTTTTGTCCAATCATGTTATTATATTGTAAAAGATATTTTATTTCTGGATTATCCCAGTAAGAGGGAATACCATAACCATTTTCTAAACAAGCTTGTGCAATTAATACAGAAGGTAAGTATCCATATCTTTTACATGCTTTTTGTGCAGATAAAGCAATTGTTTTTATAAAATCTTGTTCAGATGAAAAATTGGTTTTCATATAATAATATTATCTCCTAATTTAAAAATTAAAAAATATTTTAATAATTATTTGGTTTTGGTTTATCATATGTCATCGCAAGTTTACTGTCTGTAATTCCAGCTGTTGTAGGATCATTAAGAGCATTCCAGATTGATGTAATAATTAATCCTAAAACGTATGGATTTTGAAATGCTTCTAAAAGAATTTTTCCTAATACCGCCCAGGAAGTTAAATCTTGAAAAGTTAATCCAGCATAGGCCAAAATTGGAGTTAAAATAGCAAGAATTAATTGAACAATAAAAATAGGATTTTTAAATCTTACCTTAAAATTCATTTAAAATACCTCCCAATAAAAAAATCTTAGAGAAAAAATTTCTTTTTCTCTAAGAAATTAAAAATTTTAAAAGATTTATTATTTATTTTTGTCCAAGAACTTCATTTTTATGTTTTTCAATTTCTGCAATCATATCTTCCCAAGCTATGGGAGCACAATTGTGTGCATCACAATTTACATTATACATCAGATCATATTCACAAAAAGAATTTAGAGAGTGAGTGTGACCATGAATTGAATAAGTTTTACTATTATCAAAATTACCCGAAAGTAGTGGGTAATGAGTTAGGAGAAAAGTTTTTTTGCCTTCTTTTAGTCTATAACCAAATTGAATATCATCAAAATTATATAGATTGTGAAAAGCATTGAGACGATCAGTTGTATCATGATTTCCAATTGCTAGTCTAATTTTCCCATTAAGTTGTTTGACCAGTTTAATTCCAGTATCTAGATCTCCCATAATAACATCACCAAGATGATATACTACATCATCATATTTTACACTCTCATTCCATCTTTCAATAATTGCATTATTCATATCCGATACTGAATCAAAACCGCGAGCTTTCCAAATAAACTCCTTATTATGACCAAGATGAGTGTCAGAAATCAGCCATACATTAGACATTGAATTTTTCTCCTTTATAAGTTAATTTATCTTCTTTACTATTATAATGATAGATTCTATAGAATCCTTCTTCAAGAGAAGGTTCAATAAACTGTTCGCTCATGCGGCGGATGACGCTTCTTGGCACATAAGCACGGGTCCCACGCCGCATTTCATTTCTTTCAAGACAAGTTTGGATATCTTCATCAATCCAAACAAGATTTACGTGATTATAACCTTCAACATGTTGAAGCAGCCACTTTCTTGCTTTTGGAGTTAAAGAAGTCTGGTCAACAAAGACGTTTTTACCAGCAACAAGTGCTTCATTAATCTGTTTCCAAAAAATTGCAAGCACTTCATCTTCATGAGAAAAATAATCTTCTTCAGGTTTTACAATAGAAAATCTAATAACATCACGAGAAATTACTACAGAAGTATCTTTCTTTATTCTATTTTTAAGAAAAGTAGATTTGCCCGCACCAGGGATTCCACACATTAAAAATAAATCTGCCATACTAAATAACCCCTTTCTGTTTTAATTCTCCTCTAAAAATTCTATAAGGTTCTTTTCTATTGCCTTTTTCGTCAAAGTTTCCATATTTCATTTCAAGTTGGAAATCTTCATAATTATAATCACTATACATTGGACGAATTTCAACATGGTTCCAAACTTTTCCACAATGAATACAATATAATTTTTTTAAATGTCCTGCTTCATGATAATGCCTAATTTTTCTTGCTATTGGTAAACCTTCCTTTCCGCAGTTACAACAATACATTTTTGAAATTGCAAAATCATTATATCTTCCCATAATAATACACATCCTTTCTTTTTGTTTATTTCTTTATATATATTATAACAAAAAATAAAAGAAAAAACAAGATGGTAATAAAATTACCACCTTGTAAAATTTTTATTACTGATGATATTTCAAAAGAAACTCGTTAGATACTGCTTTAAAGGATTTAGAGCCATCTTTAGAACGGAATACAATTCCTTCACGAAGATCGTGATCGCAAACAGATTCTGCAGTTGCATAAGTAAGTAGTTCTTCAATAGTATCAGGTAAAATAAAATTAGTATCAAGAACGGGAACACAAGGAATATTCATATGTCCCTGGAGAAGATCAACCATCTTTTCAGTTCCCCAACGCCCATCTTTAGAAGTAATAAAATTAAAAGCCATAAAAGCATGTTCGGGAGCGTGATAATCTCTCTTCTGGATGCCAGGTCCATAAGTCTCGCCTTGAATAGTAATCCATTCACAATCTGCAAAATGATTATATAGAAGATCTTTCATTTTGTTATAAATATCATACTTTGCTGCCATTTCAGTATAAACATTAGTATCGTAGAAGCAAGCCTTGTCGGGTTTATCAAATACCACATTACGAGAGCAAACATAAAACTCATCCTTATGAGGCCACTTTCCGCGCTTCATAGTAAAAGTAGTAGAAGTACCATCAATTTTTTCAGTTGCAATCCACGATTCTTTGTCATTCAAAATCCAAGGCATATTCTGAACACGCTCTTCATCCGTCTTTACTACCCATGCAGGCCAACTAGATTTCTTATCTTTCTTACGTCCAAAAAATGTGAAAAGAAGTTTTCTACCCCAAGCTCGTTTCATAAGCCATTTAAAAGGCTGATGAGAGAACAGCTTACCATTACGCTGTGCCATCTTTTTATATTTATCAACAGAATCTGCTTTCCGAGTATTATCTTCTGCAACATAATAAGTTACACCAAGTCGCTTAGTAAGGAAACGAGATTCATCATCAATATGATGGATGGTTTTTTGATCGTCTTCCATAATAAAAGGAGTATTGTTTTTATCCATTACATGGCCAATGGTCCATCCGAAATTTGCGGCAGACATAAGAAGTCCCTGAGAAATAGACTTACACATTTTTTGAGTTTTAATTTGATATTTCTTTTTAGCAAGGAACTCCATATTAATGAAAGGTTCTACTTCGGGCAGTTTAGAGTCGATTTCAAAATAGATAGCAGGATCTCCTACTTTAAATTCTTCTTTGCCCACTACAATAGTCCAACCACCTACGTGAGCTAGTTCAACTCTATCATACCCAGGGATAGGAGTAATATTATCAATTTTTACAACATATGCAAGTTCTCTTTCATTATTTTTATTAAGCATATTTTATCTCCATTTCATCAATAAATTCACGTATATAATGATATATTTTATCATCTTCAATATAATATATATCATTATGATATTTAGATGCATACCATGAAATAAAATTTAAAATAAATTGACCAAAACGCCAATCTGGTACAAAAGTTTTGTGTAAATTTTTTATATTATCATATAAGGAATTAAGTCTATTAACATCTCTCATGTTAAAAACCTCTCTACTTCATCATAGTCTAATAAGAGTCCACAAGTGGTACTATTAAGAAACAAAAAAATTCCATCTTCATCTTGAGTGTAAAAATACCATTCACCTTTTTTATAAGTATGTGTAGGAGTTTCAATAGTTTCAGCTAAACACACCATACTTTTTTTACATAAACTCCGAAGTAATTCAATGTCAGTAATTTTATCTAAATCCATTTCTATCTCCTTTTTTATATTATTATTATATCAAATTTTTATTTATAAATCAAATCGAGATTATCAATGTTAGTATTTTCATGGATTTTTATTAAAGAATTATATAAATTATAATGTCCACAAAAATATTTATAAACATCAAGAAAACAATCATTAAATAACATTAATTTATTTTTGCCTTTAACTTGCGGGTAAATGCGGTTGGCATGATAATGTCCCCAGCACCAGAGGTTATAATTTAAATTATATTCAATTTCACCAAGCCATCGTTCGGTGGTTTTATCAACAGTAGACTGGTCCACAGCAGATAAAAATAGATCAGTGGATTCATAAATAATAGGACAAGTATGAGACAATACCAAATCATAGTTATCAGACTGTGCCAAAGCAACGCCAGCCGCCATTTCTTCCTCATTACATTGTTCTTGTGGAAACCAG